CTTCGGTGACGCGTGTGATCAGTGGGTGTTCGACCTGGTCGCTTCGATCTTCGGCGCGTACGACGCTCGCCCGGATTCGCCCACCGAGGGGCGGCGGTTGATCACCGAATGGTTCATCCTGATTCCTAAAAAGAATTCGAAGTCGACCATCGCGGCGGGCATCATGATGACGGCGCTGATCCTGAATTGGCGCATGTCGGGCGAGTTCACGATTCTCGCCCCGACACTTGAAGTGGCCGCGAACTCCTTCGCGCCGAGCCGGGACATGGTGAAGCATGAGGAGGATCTCGACGACCTGATGCAGGTCCAGACCCACATCAAGACCATCACGCACCGCGGCACGTCCGCGACACTGAAGGTGATCGCAGCTGACGCCAACACGGCAGCCGGTAAGAAATCGGTCGGCACCCTGGTCGACGAAATCTGGCTGTTCGGTAAGCAGCCGAATGCGGAAAATATGCTGCGCGAGGCCATCGGCGGCCTGGCGTCGCGGCCGGAAGGCTTCGTTATCTACCTGACGACGCAATCCGACGAGCCGCCAGCGGGCGTGTTCCGCCAGAAGTTGCAGTATGCCCGCGACGTCCGCGACGGCAAGATCGACGACCCGCGCTTTGTCCCGGTTCTATACGAGTTCCCGGAAGAGATGATCACCGCCGGCGAGCACCTCAAGCCGGAAAACTTTGGCATCGTCAATCCGAACCTTGGGTTTTCGGTAGACGCCGAATTTCTCGAGCGCGAGCTGCGCAAGGCACAGGCGGGTGGTGAGGAGTCGCTGCGCGGCTTCCTCAGTAAGCACCTCAACGTTGAGATCGGCCTGAACCTTAGATCAGATCGCTGGCCTGGTGCGGAATTCTGGGAGCAGCAGGGCGTACTTGAGCGCACGTTCTCGCTCGACGACCTGATCGAGCGATCGGAGGTCGTCACAATGGGTGGCGACGGCGGCGGCCTGGACGACTTGCTAGGGCAGTACGCAATCGGCCGTTGCAAACAGACGCGCCGCTGGCTCGGTTGGGGCCATGCTTGGGCCCATCCTTCTGTGCTCGAGCGCCGCAAGGAAATTGCGCCGCGGTTGCAAGACTTCGCGAAGGACGGTCACCTGACGCTCGTGAAGCGGATCGGCGAGGACGTGGAACAGTTCGCTGCGAACGTGGCCAAGGTTCACGAGGCCGGTCTACTGAACAAGATGGGTATCGACCCGAGCGGCATCGGGGGCATTCTCGACGCCATGTTACAGGCCGGAATTCCCGAAGATCGGATCGTAGGCATTTCCCAGGGGTGGAAGCTCACAGGGCCAATCAAGACCGCAGAGCGAAAGCTTGCCGAGGGCGTTTTCGTGCACGGAGCGCAACCGCTCATGGCGTGGTGCGTCGGTAATGCCCGGGTTGAGCCCCGCGGGAACGCTGTCCTGATCACCAAGCAGATATCCGGGTCGGCCAAGATCGACCCCCTGATGGCGTTGCTTAATGCGGTCGAGCTCATGTCTCTAAATCCAGTTGCTGATAGCGGCGAGATCACCCAAGGCTTCGTACTCCTGTAAGGAACACTATGGAATTATTCGATGCGCTGGCGGCCACCGCGCACTGGCGAGACACGCCGCCGCGTAGCGAGGAGCCGAAGGTATCCAATCAGACGGCGTATGGCCCGGACGTTATGGAGGCGTTTGGCGTGGCGCCGTCGGGAACCACGGTATCGGCCACTTCGGCGATGCGAGTCTCTGCGGTTGCGGCCTGTGTGGCGAAGATCGCCGGGGCGCTGGTAAGTTGCCCAATTCATGAGTATTCCCTTGATGGCGGTGAGATCCCGGCACGACTGCCGAGAAGCGACACGTGGTACCTGCTGAACGAGCAGCCAAGCCCTCAGTACACAGCGGCCTCGATGTGGGAAGGCGTGAGCATGGCGCAACTGCTGCGCGGCGACGCTTACGCACTGCTTCGGTGGCGGATGAATGGCGCGCTTCGTGAGATCTTGCCGCTCCCGTGGGGATGCGTGTCACCGATTCGCGCCCCTGGCGAAGAGGTTCGCTATTACGTCAATCTGCCTTCGCACGGCATTTCGACCTGGTTCGATCCATCGGACATTCTGCACTTCCCGGGCCTCGGTTTCGACGACGAGACTATGCGCTCGATGTCGGTCATCCAGTTTGGAGCTCGGACCGCGATCGGCAACGCTCTTGCGATGGACGAGTACTCGGGCAAGTTCTTCGAAGGCGGCGCCCACCCGTCTATGATTCTGCAGGCGAGCGCGAAGATGAACGAAGGGCAGATCGCGCAGCTGCAAGCGGCGTTTGCTAACCGGTACGCCGGCCTGGCGAATGCCCATCGTCTGCCGCTCGTGCTCACGGAGGGTATCACCGCCAAGGAGCTGAGTCTGTCGGCCGAGGATGCGCAGTTGCTTGAGGCCCGGAAGTTCCAGGTGATGGACATCGCCCGCGCATTCGGCGTGCCAGGCTTCATGATCAACGAGTCGACCGGATCCACTAGCTGGGGCACCGGCTTGGAATCATTGAGCCGCGCATTCGTCCAGTACACGCTGCAGCCCTGGCTGCGCAAGATCGAGCAGGAGCTGAACCGCAAGCTCTACCCGCGAAACAATGGCCGCTTCCTCGAGTTCCATCGCGAGGCTCTCTACGAAACTGACATCAAGGCGCAGTCCGACTCAGATCGCGCAGGTCTCGGCGGCCCTGGCGCTGGTGATGGCTGGACCTCGGTGAACGAGATCCGCCGCCGTCGCCGCATGCCGCCAGTGCCAGGCGGAGACGAAATCTACCGCGCGCCGCGCGACCAATCACAACCCGGAAGCAAATCAGCCAATGAAAAAGATCCTCCAGCTGTACCGTGACAATGCTGGCCGCGAAAAGCGCCCGGTCAACGTCGTGCGCAACGCGGCCGAGGCGTCGCTCTACATCTACGACGTGATCGACCCGTACTGGGGCGTGAGCGCCGTCCAGGTGATCGACGCGGTCGCGCAGGCGGGTGACGCAGAGGTACTGCACGTCTACATCAACAGCCCCGGTGGCGATGTGTTCGAAGGGCGCGCCATCATGGCCGCTCTCTCGCGGTTCCAGGGTAAAACGATCGCGCATATCGACAGTCTTTGCGCGAGCGCCGCGACCGGTATTGCGCTGGCCTGTAACGAGGTTGAGATGTCGGATGGCGCCTTTTTCATGATCCACAACGCGAGCTGCATCGCGTGGGGCGACAAGAGCGACCTGCGCGAGACCGCGGATCTGCTGGAAAAAGTCGAGGGCTCGATCGTCGCCGACTACGTCGCAAAGACCGGTAAGCCGGAGGCGGAGATCGTCGCATGGATGGACGCTGAAACGTGGTTCTCCGCGGCGGAGGCGCTCGATAACGGATTCATTGACCGCGTCGCGCAAGCGCCGGCAGATAAGGCCAAGGTAGGCAACGTCTGGAACCTGTCCGCATTCTCGAAGGCGCCCGCAAACATCGCTGCCCCAACCGCAGCCATGGCCCCACCTGAACCCAAGCCCGAACCGACCGCACCCGAGGCGCCGTCGCCGGCAGGCCCGCGCATGGCCCGGGCAAACGCCAATCGATTGTCGCTTCTCTTAGCTTCGTAGCGCTTCTCGCGCAACCCGCCCGAGGTCGGATCACCTCGTCATCAGGGAGCCCACGCGGCTCCCTTTTCTTTTTGAAGGAACCAAATGGTCACCATCCAGCAACTGCGCGAGAAGATTGCCAACCTCGCGGCCCAAGCCAACCAGCTGATCGCCGACAAGGGCGACCAAGTCTGGTCCGCCGAGGACCAGGCCAAGTTCGACGGCTTCACCAACGAGATCAACGGCGCCAAGGCGCAGATCCGCAACCTTGAGACCATGCGCGAGCTGGAGGCTGACAAGTTCTTCAACGACGCCACGCGCAAACCGCCGAAGCAAGAGGGCGACGTCGAGATCTCCGCCCTGGTCGCCGTCGCGCTGTACATGCGCCACGGCCAGAACGTCACCGCGGAGCAGGCGCTGGCGATCCGCAACGCCATGTCGACCACGACCCCGGGCGAAGGCGGCTATACCGTGCCGGCTGAAGTCGCAGCAATGGTCATCGACCGCCTGAAGGCTTTCGGCGGCATGCGCGGCGTCGCCACCATTCTCACGACCGAAACCGGTCACGCAATGAACTTCCCTACCAGCGATGGCACCGGCGAAGTCGGCGAAATCGTCGCCGAGAACGCAGGCGCAGCCGCCGGCGACATCACGTTCAGCACCGTCGGCCTGCCGGTGTATAAGTACTCCTCCAAGAAAATCGCCCTGCCGCTGGAACTGATCCAAGACAGCGCGATCGACGTCGTCGCTTTCGTCGTCAACCGCCTCGCGACCCGCATCGCGCGCATCCAGAACCTGCACTACACCGTGGGCACCGGTTCGAGCCAGCCGAACGGCATCATCACCGCCGCGTCCGTCGGCAAAGCTGGTGCGAGCGGCCAGACGCTGACGGTCCTGTACGACGACCTGGTCGACCTGAAGCACTCCGTGAACCGCGCCTACCGCGCTAACGCCAGCTGGATGATGAACGACCTGAGCGTCGCTGCCGTCTCGAAGCTGAAGGACACCGTCGGTCGTCCGATCTGGATCCCTGCCGTAACCGAGGGCGCCCCGGACCTCCTGCTGGGCAAGCCGGTGAACGTCAACGACGACATGGCCGTCATGGCTGCAAACGCGAAATCGATCGCGTTCGGCGACTTCTCGCAATACACCATCCGCGACGTCAAGAACAGCACGACGATGCGCCGCTTCGATGACTCGGCCTTCGCCCTGAACGGCCAGGTTGGCTTCTGCGGCTGGACGCGCTCGGGAGGCAATCTGCTCGATACCGCGGCCGTGAAGCTGTACCAGAACAGCGCGACCTAATCATAACCGGCGGCCGGCAGGCGTCGGCTGCCATCACTGGAGAAAAACATGGCAGATGCCAAGAAAATCAAAGCGCGAATTCTCGTCGAGGGCGCGTACGGCAAACCGAATGACGTCGTCGAGGTCGACGCCGCTGAAGTCAAGGCCCAGCCGGGCGCGCTGGACGCTGATCCGGCCGCAGTCGCTTACGCCGAGTCGCTGGCGAAGTAAGTCCATGAGCCCCGACACCGCCGCCTGGCTCGCCAACGTGCGCGCCGATGCCGCGGCGTCGGGCGCTCTCGTAGTCGTCGTGCGCGACAAATCGCGCTCGGTGGCGATCTTCCCCGATCAAGTAGTCGGCAAGTCCGACGACGAGCTGCTGGCGTTCATCGCCAGCCGGCTCGCTGAACATTGAAAGAACAGAATGGCTATTGCCTCGACCGACATTCAATACCGGCTGTCCGGCGGCGCCGGTAACACGTCGCCTGCCGCATCGCTGGGTGGTGCGAAATCGACGACCGCTGCAAGCGCATCGATTTTCGACGATGTCTCGTCGTCCGAGGCGGTGGCTGGCGATACCGAGTACCGCTGTATCTACGTCCACAACGCCCACGGCAGCCTGCCGCTCATCGGCGCAACGCTCTGGATTCCGACGAACACGCCGAGCACGACGACCACGGTTGATGTGGGCGTGGGCACGTCGGTTGTCAACGGTACCGAGCAGGTCGTAGCGGACGAAAACACGGCTCCGAGTGGCGTCACGTTCGTTGCCGCAGCCAGCCAAGGTGCTGGCGTTGCGCTGGGCGACATTCCGGCGGGGCAGAGTAGGGCGGTATGGTTGCGCCGTACTGTCCAGGCTGGCACAGGTGCCGCTTCCGATTCCGCCACCATCCGCGTCACGGGCGATACGGCCCCGTAATCCAAAGGTCAGAACACGATGGCAATCTACCTCCACCCCGACATCTTAGACGGCGGCCTACTTGCCCTGCAGAGCAACGCCAGCAAACTCGCCCTCGTTAAGACGTACACGCTGGGCGACAGCTACGCGACCGTCATGGGCAATCGCATCGCCGAGGTCACACTCGCGTCGTCCGACTACACGCTTAGTGCGGGAAGTGCGGCAAACAGCCGCAAGATCGTGAACGCCGCGAAGAGCGCGTCCGCAACGGCTGCTGGCACTACTGGTGATTACCACTTTGTCTTCCACGACGGCAGCGCACGCATTCTGCGCGTCGTCAACGAAACGAGCGAGGCCGCTATCTCGGTCGGCCAGACGGTGAATTTCCCAGCATTGCCGCTCTACCAAAATCAGCCGACGGAGTCGTAATCTATGACCACTTACAAGATCCGCTCATCGGACGGAGTCAACACCAACACTGGCGCCACGTGGGCCACGGCGAAAGCGGACCTCACTGGCACGACCTGGGCGGCCGGCGACCTGCTGCTGCTGTCGCAGTCGTTTGCGCAAAATGCATCCGCCAACCTGACCATCGCGACGGCGGGCACGCAGGCGTCGCCCACGCAAATTATCTGTGTTGATGACAGCGTCGAGACGCCCGCAAGCCTGGCAACGACCGCGTCTGTTACGACGACCGGCTCTAATGCCATCACCGTGACCGGCTTCGCCTACGTCGAAGGCGTTGCGTTCAACTGTGGCAATGGAGCCAATGGCGCGAACATCTACCTGGGCGCCGCCAACGTCACGCAGCGTTTCAAGAACTGTAAGTTCATTCTTGGCACGACCAGTTCCACGCCGCGCATCATGCCGAACTACAATGACAACTCCCGCCAGACCTGGGAAAACTGCTCGGTACAGTTTGCCAACGCGGGCCAGCGGGTGCAGGTAGTTAGCGGCCTGTTCAACTGGCACGGCGGGTCTCTGCTGGCTGGCGGCGTACAGCCGACGATCCTCATGGAGCCAAACGCCTCGGCAACGCGCGGAGGCGTTGTCACGGTGGCCGACCTGGATCTTACGAACGGCGCAGCATCGATGTCGATGGTCACCAACGGCATTATCGGTGCGTGGAAGTGGGTGTTCAACAATATCACCCTCCCCGCGAACTGGACTGGCACTCTTGTTGCCGGAACGCCGTCCGTCCAGCAGCGCGTCGAGATGTACAACAGCATCAGCGGAACCAGCCGGATCTACGCATACATCCAGGATATCGACGGTACGCTGCGCTCCGACACGACCGTTTACCGTAGCGGTGGCGCGATGTTTGGTGCCGAAGCATTCTCGCTCAAGGTCACGTCCATCGCTCCGAAATTCCCCGCAACGGGCTTCAAATCGAATTGGATCGAACGGGCGTACCCTGGCACGGATGCGGAAGTATCGGCCTTCGTCGCGGGCGCTACCAAAACGGTATCCGTGGACTTCGTGCACGACACGGCGGTCGCGGCAGGTCAGGGTTCGGGTGCAAGCTTTGCGTTCCAGACACACGAGGTAGCACTGGAAGTTGTGACCCTGGATACGAGCGGCAACGTGACCGGCACCTACCGCACTACCGCGCCGACTTCCATCGGAACGCCGACGGATATCCCGGCCAGTACCGAAACCTTTGTCACGGCCGGGATGACGACACCTGTCAAGCAGCGTCTGTCGATCAACGTCGCGCCACAGGCGCAGGGCCGCATTCGCGCCCGCCTCGTTCTCTACGCAGCTGGTAAAACTCTGAACTTCTGCCCTAAGCTGACGGTGGCGTAACAT